AAGGCTTGCCAGACACCGTTGACTTTCTTTCGTTGTGCATAAAACTCATACCTTGCACTTTCGCTAACACCTGTAGGATCGTCTGTCCATTGGTGAGAAGCGTCGCCGTAATTAGACACGTCCGTAAAAGGGCAGTGGTTATCTTGCTGGAAATGCTGCGCGCGTGTTAATGAAGAACCAGAAGTGTACGGCTCGCTGTCAGATGAATCGTCGTAAATAGTCGGTAGGGGAGTCTCGGTATTTTGAGTGAAGAAAATGTATTCCAAGCCTTTGCCATCCAATCCATTGGCAATAACAGAAACACATTCTGTATCATGGAGAATGTTTCTGTTTACTTCTCCGTTAGTAACACCATAGAGATAAAACCTGACTTCTGAAACATTGACAGAAACAGGTACAGCATTGTTATTATAAAGCGTTTCGGCAGCATCGCTCGTTCCGTCGGCATAGAATTTCCTAAAATACAAGGCAAGCTTGTACGTGGGAAAGTCAGAATAGCCGACGGTGTAATGATTGTTGCCTGAAGAGTCGCAAATAACTGAGCAAGTAATAATGTTGGCACTAAGGCTGTTAGTGTTTGGGTTGTAAACTATTGCGTCTTCCGATGGTAGCAAAGAATATACATTCGTGTCTGTGCTTTTGTTGATGGTATGTCTTAGGGTACGCTCGTAGCTAACGCCGGAATATGTCGCGGTACTTGTAACGTCAATGTCAATGACATTAGGCAGATTCTCGCCCATAGCGTTAATGCTGATGCGAGCATGTTTCTTTCCTGTAACGCCATCTGTGATGATACTCTTGGAGTAGTAGATGCTGCTTGCAGCCGGAGTAGCAGGGGCCGTGCCATTCACCAGAGTAACAGCTACCGTTGCAGATGAAAGGCTTATATCGCTAACACTGGCAATGTCAAGTATTTCATTGTTATGCCACATCTTCATGTCGAAGGTGATTGGAAGTCCAACGTATGCCTGTGTCTGAGTGTTCCATGACACGGCACTAAACTCATTGCTGATGTCAGCACCGACAAAGGGCTGCGAATCATGCTTGATGGTGACAGGGAAGTTCTTGATAATACTGCCATTACCCTCGCAGTCGATGATAAGGTCAACGCTGCAACTTTCCATTGACCGCATAGCGGCATAGTCGAAGCTGACATCATCGGAACTACCTGCAACCCCATCCTTGATATTGTTGATTCCTGTGATGTAGATAGTGCTGTTCTCTATGATACAAGAGCAACCATTTGGCTCGGCAAAAATCTTATAGGTACCTCTTCCTGCATCTGCATTGTCGGCAGCAATGACAAGTGGCTTGCCGTTCTTCCTGACAGTGATTGCGGAATGGATACGGTAACTGCGATATTCGTTATTATCACCGCTCAAAGTCCATAAACCGCCAATGACATTTCCCACATCATCAACAGTCACTACATCTACATAGCCGGAAAAGTCAACTTCATAGCTTTTCAGTTGTTCGTAAATATCGGAAAGAGTTTGAGGGTCAAGCTGTACAACTGCATTGCCGAAATACACATTTTCTTGCACATACAAGCCATAGCCTTGCAGTTCTGACTCGCGAGTAACTATCTCGCCATGTTCGTCAAGGATATAGTCGCCGTTTGCATCTCTTAACTTGGTTGTAACAGTCATATCGCCAAGCCAACCTTTGCGGTAAACCACATTGGCAGGCTTTATCTTCCACGTCGAAACACCATCCAGCACCATTTCGTAATAGTGTCCGATGCTCGTAGCATACGATGAACTTCTGCGATCGGATCTTGTGAAAGAACCGTATTGAGCAAACTTCATAAACTCGCACGGATGAGGCGTGTTGGTGTTGCGCAACTCATAGAGGAACTTGCATTCTCCCTTTTGGTTGGTAATCATCTGGCGAACCCAGAAGTAAGAGGTGAAGAAACCTTCTTTTGAACTGAAGCCAAATCCGTCAACACTGCTTTCGTTCTCACCGGCATAAAGTTCTGTATCATCGTCGAGGCTTGCCGTCTCATACTCATGTGTGATGTCGTTGTAGATACCTCGGCAAATATCACCTTCAGCGATACTTGCATAGTCGTTCTCTTCAAGTTTCAGAGCGATGTAGCCAGTGGTTTCGTCAATAATCTCAACTTCTTTGATGGTTCCATAGCCATTGGTACACCATTGTTCGCCATCGGTTACGTTGACGCGATTGAAACGAAACTCTGGAGTTGAAATAAAGCCGCGACTGTAAATGCTCTCAAACTCTGCGTTTCCTTTTTCGTCTATCAAAGCACCGCTACCTAACAGCCTTGAGTTGAAGTTTCCTACTTTCACCCCACGCTTTGCTTTCAGAGTTTCGTTGTGAGTAACGACATCATTGAAGGTAATCTTTCCTTCTGCAACATCGTCGTGTTTCTTTGATAGGAAAAGTTTTTCGCCCTCACTCTGGAGAATGCTCAACAAGGCAGCAGACATGGCACCGCTGCCGCTGCTACCACTACTGAAAATACTTCCGTTGTAGATTCTGTCAACACTCGTTGTGAGTTTCTGGATGGTGCTTTGCTGCACATCGTCGTTAAGTTTAAGCTCTACTTTAGGTGTCAGTCCATCCCCCATGCTGATTGATACCTGTTCGATGGTGATGTCTGCCAAAGGTGCGGGGGTGTCCTCGCTTGCTGGAATACCTCTGAACGTAAACTTCAGTCCGGCATACAAACGCCAGAAGATACTTGCTTGCGGCGTTCCTGCTTTGACCATGTTGTCATAGTTGCGCTGCAAGTAAATATCATCAATGGATGGTTGGTAGGTGAACTGTGTCTCACAGTTGTCTGCCAGATACTCGGTCGCTGCCCGCAAAAGTCTCACCTCTGCCATCTTCACATAGACATCGGGCATACTGATATTCAACAAGACAAAGTAATCTCCTGCGGCAATAGGGTCGGCGGCACTCGGATAGTAGGTGTTGAGAGTGTTGTCAGTGGCTCTTTTCAACGTGAGCATGTAGCCTTTCTTACCGTTGTGAGTGACTTTCTCAATGTTCTCGCCAATCTCGAACTCTCTGCCTACACAGCGTCCGCTCTTCATGGCAACAACGGGAGTCTCGTCAGTCCAACAGGCTTGAAGGTCAAATCCCATGTCCTGAATGAAGACATGGAATGTTTCTGATACGCTGTCTGTGTTGTCCAACGAAATCCAGTTATACTCTGGATCGTAGCTCACGGTATGGTCGAGACGGGAGTTTCCTACTTTGTACGAAAGCGAGAAATTATCCGTGAAACCACTCGGAACATTGATATTACGCATGACAGGCGTAAAAGTTACGGTAATGTCAGACAATGCCGTAACTCTTACCTCTGAAACTTTCGCGTTCGCGCCGTTCTTGACATCTGGAATTTCGGGCAGTTCCATTTCAAAAATTCCATCGCCACGCGAGATACTTTGGTAGTCGGAGGTGTAGGTCGCAATCGTAGTCGTTTCCCCTGTCTGCAAATTCTTCTGCTTAATGGTGATGATATAGCCTATATCTGCACTCACGCCGTCTCGATAACACGATAGGCTGAAACCGTACAGCACAGCACCGAGGGTTGGAGCCATCGCATACATTCCAGCAGAAACACCCTGTATGGTGAACAGCGTCTTTTCGGGTCCAGCATATACGCCGTCACGACTACTGAAATCGCCGTAATTACGAGTGTTATAACTCAGGCTTGTCAGTCCGATGTCTGCACTTCTTGGTATGCCCCTCGCAGAAATGCCGCTCTCTGGAAGTATGCCGTCACCTTTGTTGGCATCGTCAACCAAAGTATTGTCATCCATATAGCCAATAGCCAGCATCTTATCTATGCGCTCTGAACTGCCATAGTTCGGGAACGAGCTTTCTCCTGTGTTCCCGTCTTGGTCTTGAACCAATGCACTACGCAACTCGCCGTAGGTGGCTTCTTCGATGGTGGGATAGATTTCTGGCAGGTTACTGTTTGAGCCATCCCAACGTGCGCTGTCTTCCCTGATACCTTCAGCACAACTGGCAGCATCGTCGTTCTTGTCAATGTATGCGTCGTTTGTATCTCCTTTGACATCACGAAGAGTTCTGTCACGCAAAGCATTGTTCGCCGCCTTAACGTTTGGTGTCTCAAAAGTGTCAGGTAGTTGCAGGTTCGTAGGGAATAATGTCTGTGACAAGTCATCGTTCCCATTGGAATATTTCTTGTTGTAATATCTATACGGAAGGTTCTTTGTTGAGCCTAGAGCACGAAGGCGAGTAACTATTTTTTGCTGGCTGTTGGCAATCCTCTTAATCTGAAACAATGCCTTGTTCTGGTCTTCACGGGTAGGATAGCCTTTCCCGTAGCCAAAAGCGAATGTCTCATTGTCGTTGTCACTCGTCAGGTTTTTTAGGTTATAGCCAATATAGATACTGCGTCCTCTGATGCAGTAGTCGAGGTCAAAAGTGTTATGCACTTCTTCCAATGCCTTCGCGACGGTCGTGTTGTCAAATGACAGCACCTTGTCTTCCGTATGCGTCACAAGAACTGCGTCGCCCGCACTATTGAGGTAAGTCGTTGTTGTGTCAACAAATATCTTCCAGCCATTCGTCGGGAACATGCGGTCAAGGTTGGCTTGCATCTTTGCGGCCAAAGCGCACACAGCCGTAAGCGTACTGCCGTTGGCACTGACCTCGCCGCAGAACAGCTGAAACTTACTGCTACCTGTGTAGTTCGTACCAAATGCTGAACGATATTCTTCTGTAGTAGGAGTAATATCAAGCAACAAACAACGTGTCAATTCTTCCTGATAAGACTCAAACTTTACAGACTCATAGGTATAGGAATCACCGCGCACTCCTGTACGTGCCTTCTGCGTCACACTCGGCGCATAGTTCAAAGCGTAGATCTCACCCCGAAACTCACAGAAGTCACCTATAGCCCAATCAATAGGCTTCTCGGACGTGATGTTGAACGTGATGAACTGTTCTCCCATCATCGTGTCCTGGAATTTCCATTTGTTCACAGTGCAACGTCGCAATACAACATTGTTCTCTGTATAGTATATATGCAGTTCTACTCTATCCATAGTAAATCTGTTCATTTATGTGTCACTACTGTTCACGTTTACTCACCAACAATCGTCAAGCCCGTCAAAATTGTCACTCCGTTATACGTTCCGTATGTTGGTGTTACATCGGTCGTTGGATCATAAACCTTGAACGTAACCTTGAACGTTGCTATCGCATCGTTATCTGTGTCAGGCTCAAGATAATACAGTGTATTCTCAACCTCACTCACAACAACATCTTTCCTACCCATGCCGACATGCTCGTCATACACCGCCAAACGGCCGCTCTGCACCGTGTCCATGTCATTGCCCTTGATGCGACCATACAGAAAGTCAATAAAATCGGAAAGGTCTTTCCTAATGGTCTGCTCAGTTCCGACGTAAAGAAATTTTACTTCTATCTCATAACTGCTAATCGGTATCACATCGGGGACATACACATCAAGACCGTCTTCACCTGCCCAATCGCGCGTAGGCAAATCTTTCGGTTTCGGATTCTTCTTGAAAGGAAACTCCTGACATGTAATCTTGAATTTTTCGAGCAAGTCAACTATACTTCCGCGCTTGTCTGACGGATAGGAAGAACCATCAAAGGTGATTTGCTGAATGTATGTCTTGTATATTTGCATGTCTGTAAAATATTTTCCGCAAAGATACAATACATAACAGGCAAGCTTTTGACCTTTTATTGGTAATCCAAAGCTATAAACAGAAATTTGCACGAAAAGGTTTGGATGGTCGGATAAAACCGTAGTATCTTTGCGCAAAAGTTTTTAATATGAACGCATTGAACAAAGAGCTGAAAGAACAAGCCGTGAAACTCGGATTGTGTGAAGATTGGCAGAAACTTTGGAGCAAAGACTGGAGCCACCAAAAAATGGTGGAGCAAATGTATAAAGGACTCGATTTCTGCCTTCTGCATCACTACCCGTCTAACGACTTTATCATCAAACATTTTGATATTGACTTTCTTCGTGAAAGCAACGTATTCGTAAACGACAAATACAGCGTTGTAAATCCGAAGGAAAGTCTGGTACTCGGAACTTCAGACGTGACGTTTCGATACAACTGTCATAGTTACGGAAACATTCATGTCCGGGATAACTCTTCGGCAAAGGTGATCGCAAGAAACGCAAGTTTTGTTATTGTACACATTTACGAGAATGCAAGCGTCACAGCAGAACAATGCAACAACGCAAAAATCGTTCTCGTAAAACATTCAAATAACGCACATATCGTTGCACCATCAAACATCAAAGTACGTGAGGAATACGACTATCTGAAATAGCCACAACACAAACACAAAAGAAAACAGTACACTCATTTTTATTGTTGTTTATCACTCAAAAAGGCGGTAGTCCGTGAAGGATAACCGCCTTTTGCTTTCATGTGTCTCTGAATAGTATTGAAACAATCACCTTACAGACAAACTGTCAATACCAGTTACTACGTTGTCAAGCCTTGATCTAATAGCCGAAAGTTCTGTGAAGAAAGCACCGCTGCCGTCTCTCATCATTTCCATCACAATCTGAACATTTGTATCAATATGCGTGATTGCCGTTACACTGCCAGTTAATGACTCAATATATTCAGGCCAAAGTTGTGAAACAAACTGAGCCAGCAAAATCCTGTTCAAAGCCACATCTTGCCTTAATGCGTTCACGTATCCTGCAAGCAAGCCTGCCGTTTCCTCGCTTGTTCCTTGTACGCTACTCGTAAGAGCATTTGAGGACTCGTTCAAAACAGAAAGTCCGGCATTCTCAAGACCTCTTTGGAAAGCTGTCATAAACTCGGTTGCAGCCGTGATAGTTTTCTCGCCTTCTCCACCCTTTCCAAAGAAGTCTGTTATCATGGCTGTCACCTTGCTCATACTACCCATCGGGTCGCTGGGGTCGAAGACACCAGAGATATTTTTCTCGGCATTGCCAAATAGCCTGTCTTGCAGACTCTGGAACATCGGTTCGAGAATGGCTAACTGCATCATCTTATTCATCACCTGCTGCAAGATACTTGTCACGGTCTCTTTGTACGCTTTTGCCATACTTTCACCATTCTCAAATGCAGAGGAAAGTGCGTCGGATAGTTGGTCTGCCCAACCCTTGATGTCAATATTCCACAGCTCTTTTGCCAAGTCTTGCGTGAAGTTCATAATCTGATCGTCGAGTTCCGCTATCTTAGCCTTGGCCTCGTCGATGTCGGACTGAGACTTTTTCTTCTTTGACTCTTGTTTGTCGAGAATCTCCAAGTAGTCCTCCCGTTCGTCAAGCAAGTTCTGATACTCTTGCTGATAGCCTGTACCAGATGAGTTCTTGCTGTAGTACTCATACATGGCCCTCTGAGCTTTCGAGTCATAACCTTGCAATTTATATGAATCCTTCATCCAAGGTAATTGTGCTAACAGGTCTTTTTGCGCCTGTGTCTGATTAGGTGCATACAGATTCTGGTATATCCTACGGAGATTACCATTGTCGTAGCCCAAAGTTCTCTCTCTGGCGCGCATGATAAGCCCAGTGTTGGCTTCAATGGATTGCACGTCTTTACGAAGTTCCTCAATTTGGCGTTCAATCTTTGCATCATGAAGGCGGGAGAAAGCTGTTATCGGTCCAGTTATTATATCTATCGGTGCGCTTATCGCAGAGGAAATCAGACCACCAATGTTACCACTCATGGCATTTTGGGTAACATTGTTTACAGGAGAAAAGATGCTCGACAAACCGCCAATGGTGGCACTAACGTCTGACCAGAAGTTTGATGCGTTCTCATTACCAAGAGCATCAAACATTTCAGAAAGGCTCTGAGCCGATTTTTGAAAACCGTCCAAAACACTTGTACCAATCTGTAGAACGGTTGAAAAACTTCTCAATCCTGAGACAGCTGAAGACAACTTGTCCTGCATCTTTTCCAGGGCTTCCAGTTCTTCGGCTTCTTTCTCCGTAATACCTGTCTGTTCTCTGGAAGTTCTTAAATATTCAATACGGTCGTTGACAAAATTCAGACTACCCTTTAAACCACCTTGCATGAAAGCCGTGAAGTGTGTGTTCTTTCCGAAGAAACTGTTCTCGTCAAACTTCTGAACAATCTCTTCCAACTTCTTCATTTCTGCGGCATACTCTTTTGCCGTAATTGTGCCAACGCGAAGACGCTCATTCAAACTATTCTTAATGGATTCCGAGGCAGCGACAACCTCACGTTTTGTCAGTGCAAGGGAGTTTTTCATAAGAGTAATGTACAGAGAAGACATTTCCAACTCTTTCTGATTCTTGTTGGCATCCAAGACTTTTAATGCCCGATCATACTGGTCTCGACTGATAGCCCCATTGGATAATTCGCTATCCAAAGAAGCTTTCTGTTTATCATAATTGTATGCCACTTTCTTCAATTCTTCCTCATAACTCACAACAGCACCAATAAGGTTTGCAAACGTCAAAGCATCATCTTTCAACACCTGACGCTGCAACTTCTGCCACTCCTGATAAGCCTTGATAAGTCCGTCAATCTTTTTCTTATATTTATCCGCATCGTCGGTTTGCGGAATTGCAGCCTCAAACTTTGATCGCAAACCCTCTTCGTCAAGATGTATGTCAAGTGGTATCTGAGCAACCAAGTTCTCGCCACCTGCATTACGCAACAGGCTCAACAACTCATTGCGCATGGCATCTGCTGACGTTCTTGCACCTTTCTCAGCTGCTCCGAAACCTGCAATCCTCGATGCAACACCGACATCACCCGTCGCTGTGCGCACGGTGTTGAATATCTCCCAACGTTCATTGAGGTCGGAAATAGTCTGATCAATTATGCTCTTAAACTTTTCAGCGGCTCTGACAAAGTTGTCAAACTTTACGTCATTCAGTAATGCAACAGCCTGACGATAAACACGCAATGCCTCCTGCCCGCTGTTCTTCGATTTGTCATTCTTTTGTGCCTGGTAGCGTTTGAGGGCATCGTCACGAATCTTCTCTACATATTTTGTGTAATCGGCAATTTCGTTTACGTCAAAGTCCATCGGCAAAACTTTGTCTGTACGCCATTCTTTGAAAATGTCCTCATACTTAGAGTTTGTTTCTGCGATTGCGGCATCATTGCCAACTTTCTTCTCCCACTTATCATACCAACCATAGGCTTCTTTCATAATGCGAATGCGCTCATCCCAACGCTTCGCAAACTCGTCTTTGTAAGCCTTATGACCAGACTTTTTCTTATTTGGGTCTTCAAGGGAGAAACCTAAGTTGTTACTGGCTTCAGTATCCTTGTTGAAAGCCGTAGATGCCTGATTCAAGCCGTCAATGACTTTGGCGACTTGGGCGCGGACATCTTCATTCTCAATCTTACCGAGAATGGATTGCTTGGTCGCATCGTCCATAAGTTGACCCATCTCCAAGTCTATGCCAAACTTCAAACGTATCTGTTTGGTCTTCTCAAAGAACTCCTTAGCTAACTTATACCTCTTTCTTGCTTCTTCAATGGCATCGTCTATATGCTCAACGAATGTCAAGTCAACTTTCCAGTCACCTTCTACAAGGCCATTGAGGATTTTCGTAACTTCATCAACCTTGACCTGAAACTTCTCATCATCTACATCTAAGTTGAGTTGGAATCTTTCAGCAAACTTCTCTTTGAGGTAGTCTGTAGTCTCTTTCGTAGTTACCTTCGTCTTACCGAGGAAGTCTGTGAAACCAAGCAACAAATCTTGTTGCTGTGCTTGGGTAAGTTCACCAATCTTTTGTCCTTTGTTGTTCAGTTCTGCCTCAATGTGAGTGAAGAAAGTTTCCAAGTCATCATCCATATTGGATTTAGCCCAGTTCTTATCAGCTTGTTCATCAAAGTTTCCGTATTGTGACTCGCTCAGGAAGTCATAGAGATCGATGTCACTGTATTGAACGGACTTACGGGCTGTATTATACGCACCAGAAAAGTCCTTCATGTTCTCTATGAGAAACTTGAACTTTTCACCGTAGGTATTCATGCCGCTAACAGCGGTGGCAAAAGCAGAATTTGATTTCTCTACAGCCTTTACTATCTTATCTACACCGCGCCCATGCTCCCTATACATTTCGGCAAAGGTACGGTTGTAGTTCTTGACAGCCTTTTCGTAGTCGTTGATATTCTCTACAATATCGTCATTGAACCAACCTCCATTCGTCGCATTGATAGCGTTTTCAAACACGTCACCAATGTCATGCAGTCCGTATTGTGCCTTTGCAACTTCACCAACAGCAGCAGCCAAAAGTCTAAACTGCTCTTCTTTTGAACGCATTTTATCGCCGTCGAAGAAAGCATTATTAAGCATTTCGTTGGGTGTTGCTGAATACTGGCGAATATAATTTGCCATTTCATCAATGACCTGCTTTGCTTCTTCTTCATCGAATTTCAGCCCAACTTTTACGGTGGTTTTGGCAATAGATTGGAAGTCAAGTTGGCTTGGAGAAATCTTGTTTCCATTAGCATCCTCAAACTCCATTTTTGAACTCTGCATGACGGCTTTTGTCGCTTGCATAGCGGAATTGGAACGCTCACGAATGCTGTCAGCAATCTCGCCTGCACGTTCCAGTTCTTGCTTATTCCTTTGCCACAACTCCATAACGGCTGTTATACCAGCCATCGCAAGCATTGCAGGATTGAAGACAAGCGACTTTAACGCAGTTCCAATAGCCCTTATACCCAATGCTGCGGCATAGCCAGCCTTCCCCCAGAAGCCAAGTATGCGTGTATTGTTCACCATCTGAACAGCAGCAGCCTTTTCAGCAGCGGATAGTTTGCTCAATCCAATGGCACGAAGTGCTTCGGCTTTTGTAACTTTACCAAGAGCGACCTGACGTGAAATGTCTTCTGCAACAAGTTTCTTCTCGCTCAGAGCAACAGCAAGTCCCATTACAATCTCACGTCTTGACTGTGCGATACGCAATGCTTGCAGTCTGCTTAACTGCAACCCAACAGTCTGCCTTAACTTTGCAATCCTCAGTTGCGCTTGTGAAACTATGGTATGGCTCTTTTCAGATGCAGTTAGACTTCTGTAAGTCCATGCGAGCGTATTATTCATCGCAACCTGCTTGCTGGAGTTTGCGATGGCTGCGAGCGTAGTATAGTTTGCCTGACCAAGAACTTTTGTGTAAAGCATGATGGCGGCTCTATGAATGCCCCAAACGGCTGCTCCTGTTCCAAGAATTGTTGCTGCGTCTTTCCAGTTCTTTGTGACTTCCATCAAGACATTTGCAACCTCTTTCAAAGCGTCACCAGGCGCGCCCTCGGCCATTTCGCCGTACATAATATCCATTGCATCCTTGACGTTCTTGAACTTCGCCTTGACACTCTCGGATATGACCTCCTGCATATTGTAGAACATGCCGCCCTCGTTGGTGAGGTCTTTCAGCACACCTACCACATCGTCGTAGCTAACTTCCTTCTTCTTGACCATATCGCGGATTTCCTTGGTGGTCTTACCAAGTTTCTCGGAAAGTTTCTCCAACAAAGGTACATTGGCCATGGAGAATTGTCGCAAGGTGTAGCCGGACAATGCCGCCTCTGAACGGACATGACCCAAAGCTAAAGCCAGACGGCTCACATCTGTTCCCGTAGCAGCGGAAATGTCTGCAAGTCGCTTGGTCATGTCATACAACTCATTATACTTGAAGCCGTATGCCGTGAGTTGCTTTGTCATTTGGTCAAGTTGAACAACACCGAATGGGGATTGTGTTGCCAAATGCTTGATCTTGTCAAACAACTCGTTTGCCTGTGCCGTGTTCTGAAGGATAGCACTAATGGAAAGTCTCTGCATTTCCAACTGACCACCAATCTCAATGATATTGTGGAGGAATTGCTGACCGCCCCATACTCCAAGATACTGCGTAGCCATTGACTTCAAATCTGCCAACACCTGAGACTGCCCTTTCGCACTCTCGGTAGTTTGGTTCAATGCCTGTGCAAGACGCTGTTCTGCCGCAGTCATTTGATTGGAAGCCTGTGCCGCCTGCTCTTTTGCCGCAATCAGTTTCTTCGTGCTCGAAACAAGTGGAGAATAGTCTTGATTCGTTCCTCGCCCTATAGAGAATAGTGAACGGGTAGAGTAACTATCCATCCTTTGCATAACACCCTCTATCTGGCGCATTTCTTCACGTACACCTCGTAAGGCGTTACGTACAGCGTCATATTGCTCTGAACCAAGCGCACCACGACCCATCGAAAGAAGTTTACCCAAATCTGCTGATTGGGTACGCAACATTTCCATGCGAGCCTTGACCAACTCCTGTGCTTGTTTCCGTAATGCGGCTGCACTCTCCTGGCGTGCCTTGTTGTCACCATCTTGCACTCGCTGACTCTTGGCAACCTGTGCGTCATGCTGTGCAAAGGCGTTGGTCAATTCTTCAAGTTTTCTTTGATGTCTTTTGGCTGCTTCACCTGCCACCTCCTGCACTTCTGCTTGGTGCTTCATAGCAGCCCATTGAGTATCAGTAGCGGCACTCGATGGTCCCGTATAGCCTTTTACATGCTCCAGACCAAGTTTCTTTCCAAGGTCAACGGGTTGCAAGGCAGCAAACTTTTCGTAAGTAGCATAGAGTGAATCAAGTTGTGACTTAAAGCCACTCACATCATATCCGCTTTCTTTTAGCGTTTTTAGTTCTGCTCTTAATTTACTAAAAGTTTGGCTATATACTTCCAATAAATCTTTTTCTGGAATTTTACTTGTGTCCCAATTAAGGCTTAATTGTTTATTAAAAGAGGGTCGGCTGTGAGTGAGATTAGATAACTCTTGAATACGCATATACAGCGCACCAATCTCGTCAATTTGTTTTCTTATTTCCTGAGTGCTTTGACCAGCAATGAGACTTACCCCACTCTGCGCTGCCGCTCCTGCATTCATGCCAGTTGCCTTTTCTCTCGCCGCAGAAAGTTTCTCTTGTGCGCTGATAAACACGTTTGCGGCTTTCTCAAAGTCACTGGCATTACTCAGAAGATGCTTGAACGTCGTACCAAAGGCGTTAGTTTGCCAGCCACGACCATTCATCAAAGTATCGTCGTTCTTGATGTTTTGCAGTTTCTTCTCATACGCATCAAGAACTTGCAGATAGATACGCCAACGACTGATAATGTTGTTATCCATACCTGCACCCTCAGCTCCATTGATGGCATTGGAAACTTTTGCACGGGCTTCTTGCAGACGGAAGAGTGCATCCTCCATTCTTTCGACATTCCTTGCGTAGGTGTTGGCTAAACTACCCAAAGTACCACCACCACCTTTGGAAACTTCCAAAGTGTTCATCGTTGTACGAACATTCCGTATCACTTCGCCAAGACCCGCCATAAAGTTTTTCATGCCAGCATCAGAGCCTATAGTGACATGGAACTTCTTGAAAGCAGCATCGAGGGTGTTCACAGCTTCGGCACAATTTTCTATGCGTGTACTGAAGGCGGTAAAGTTGTCGTGCTGAATGGCTGTCTTAACGGCAACAAGGTCTTGTGCCAACTGACCAAGCGATGCACGGACGGCTTTCTGAGCTTCTTCTTGCAAACCTTTTGCCGCATCGTGAATACCAGTGGCAACGTCTTTACCAAGAGTTTCAACTTGTTTGTGTTGCAACGCCGACAAAAGATTCTGCAAGTCCTGAAGACCCTCAACCTTTACGTTGATGGTTTTATCTTTCAGCTTGTTAAACTCTTCCTCTATCTTACCTAATTGACCAGTGGCTTCATCCTGTATGGCCACTGCAAACTTCAAAGGATTCAAATCTGCCATGATTGTTTTGTGCTTATTTTGTACTTTAACGCGGCGAAATTATGAAAATCCATTACATAACAAAACACTTTTTGTTGGTACTCTTATACTTATAGACAAAAAAAGAGTGACGCGGCAACGTCACCCTAAAAATTGAACTCGCAAAAAATCATAAGTAATGCAAGTAACGGTTGAAAACATAATCGTCGCAACCATCGTGAGCGCATAGAAAGACAGCAAGTGCGGACAACGATAAATGTGTACGCTTTTTCTTCATAATCTTTTGAGTATCTTTGAACCAAGAAAAAGAATGCCATCTGTTAAAAAGTTGGCTGCTACATCGCTCCCGAAATCAACCCACCAATTCTGACGTCCCACACGTTTGGATATGAGGTCAATCTGCGTATGTTGCTCATTCAGAGCGGACATAACCTCTTGATGGTTTTGGTCGCTCATCGCAAACTGCAACAGAGCATGGCGTTCATCATCGGACATACGACCATATAGTTCCGACAACGCCTTGCGCCGCAACAGTTCGCGATAACGATTATTCATAGGCTAAACACCGAAATAGCTGCGAATGTTATATTTGCCGTCTGCATCCTTCAGCATGTCCAACGCAAGCAGGTGTGTCGCCTTGACCATATCCTCTGCCGGAACCTCATTAAGGGCAACGCCCTTTATGGCGGCGATGGTATTTGCGCTGTCGGAATACTGCTTGTTCATCTCAACCCACAAAGCGCAGGAGTTGTAATATGGAGATTCCTCAGTAACAAGACCGAGGCTTTTCATAGCCTGTTTCCAAGATTCCATTGCCCATGGGGCCTCCGGGTTCATGGAGGATACGATTTTCTCGGCTTCTTTCGTCGTGAGGTAATTCTTCCACTTGATAGAGCAAAGTTTCTCTACCCAATCCTGAGCAAGATCCGGCTTGTTGGCAATCATCCAATTCATCATTTCCTTATGGACGTTGCCGAATACACGCATGAAAGCCACGTTGTTCGACGAGGCCATCAGCTGAAACAGTTCATTGAACTTCTCTTTCATTTGTTCGGGTGTCATTCTTTTCTGTTTTTATAAGTTAATACAAATTGCGAGATCCTATTTTACTTTACGTCTCGTAGTCGTTTTTGTAGTATTATTACAATTCGGACACGGAGCCTGGGGGATCACTCTCGTCTGCGTCTGCGGCAACCGCGTCATCTGCTGTGTCTGGATAAATCTTCTCATATATCTTATTATATATAGTGTCAATAAATCCTTCAAAAAGTTCAACCCATATAGCCACATAGCTTGCAAGAAAAGACATTGCCAGCACAACCATTGTTCCGTATGTTGCGTTATTAACGTAACAATAAAGCATCGTCACCCAGAATGTCAGGCATTTAGGACAGTTGATAATAACAAACTCCCTATCCATCACATCTTCAATAGCCCTTACAAGGCCAAGGTGATTCACCGTCACACAGACAAAGACGATGCAGGCAATGTCAATCCAGTTCATGCTAAGCTCCTGTTGTCACGTTGATAGTAGCCGCAATAGCTATGCAATTCGTGAGATTCTGACAAGGCTGCACGTTGGTAGGCGAAGCTACGGCAGCACCAATAGTCAGCGTGGGTGTGGTTGCTGACGAGCAAGGAACACATGTCACGCAATAGATGTTGTCTGTTCTTGGGCAGACGTTGCACTGGCATCCGCATGTGTAAGGCATGAATGTGCAAGTGCCGCTGATAAGAACTTCCTGACAATAAACTTCCGTACCATTGACAGGTGTCGCAATAGGAGCACCGAGAGGCGTTACCTTTAAATCGGCCGTGATGGGGAATACCTCTTGCGTACAAAGCTTTCGGTTGCCACATGTGTAGTGGTCTAACTGGATCTGATAATTCGCATTGGCGGCTGTACCGCCTGGCACCGTCGTCAATGAGACAACAAATGTCTTTCCGTTGATGCAATTCATAATGGTGTTGTGTTTAGTGTTTGTGTTGTTTTATTTTGGGAGTCTATTTTATGCACCGCTTCCCTTATTGCGCAGTTTGTCATCTATGTTGCGATTACATCGGGGCTTCTTCTATCGGGTGAGTGGCGTATTTGCCGCTTTGCGCCGCAGGGTTAAAAAGGCTCGCCTCATTCCCCTGTAGAACATCTATCTTCATCTTCAGTTCCTCTACAGTCCCCTTCATCGAAGCCAATAACGTCTGCATGTCTTCAATCATACGCATGGAATTGTAGGTAAATTGTGCGGCGCAATACTGCCTCTGCAATTGATTGCACATCATACAGTCACCAGAACATCTGAATTGAGGTTGTTGATTCTGCTCCATATTTGTTCTATTGTTTGAAGAATTTTAGTATCTGACCGAAAACGAACGGGCTTCCATTGAGTTTGTTTACGGCTTCGTAGATCTTGTCACCGCTGACTTTAGCACCATGCTGACCCATAATGTTGATGAATTGTATGATAGCCTTTCGACCACGTTCTGCCTCATCGTCTGAAGAAGCGTAGATATTGAATGTGATTGGTCTGATATGCTGTTCCATAGATTACTCATTGATGGGTGGAAGGGCTTCTTCTATTGGCTGTGATGGCATCATAGGAATATCGCCCTTATTCTTGATGATACTCTGAATGAACTGATAGCCTTGAATCAAGTCACTTTGATTCTCCTTAATCCAGGCGTAGAGTTCTGATACGTTTCCCTTCATCTTCTGCATGAATGTCGGGGATATCGGGTCAAAATCTGGGAGATTGAGGTTCTTCGAGTAGAAGTCAAACATCTCCTGGGCCTTCTCAACGTTGCCTTTGTGATACCACATCGCGACCTGTAAGAGCTGCGCCTTACTTGTCGGGACGTAACTCTGAATAAACTCCATTTTCTTGCGTTTTTCTTTGTTGAACAAAGTCATACCGTAAATGTTTGAAAATGGAGGGGCGGCTATGTCGCTCTTTATGCGTGGCTACTGTATAGCCGCCCCTCACCATCTTAACCGTTGCAGCCGCAACCGCCGTCGCAAGGGCACTCGCGAGTGCCGCTGACGCGAACAACGCGCAATGGATTCTGCGAGTACTGACCTGTCATCAGTCCAGCAGTCACGGTGTTGGTGGCGGTCTGGATGGCACTCAACTCAGCGGCTTGCTGAGCCGAAAGCGTACCTTGCTGGCTACCGCTAACAGTGTCGTTGATAGTGGTGGTCAGATTGATGTCGCCCTGTACACGGGCATCGGTCTCGCGCTCCAGCATACGTGCTATGCGGTCAAGCGTGGTGTTGGTGTTTTGGTTCTGCTGGTTCATCAGCTGAATAGCAGAATTGTACTGCATGTTGGCAAAATCCTTTGCGGCGTAAGCTGCCTCCTTGGCCTGATTGGCCTTGGCGTTACCGTACATGCCGCCAAACAACCATGCCGTGCCACCGATCACCACACCAGCTATGCCTGTCACCAGACCCGCAATACCCACGCCGCTTGTGTGGCTTCTGGATTGCATGTGCTGCGTCTTGAACTGCTCATACGGACTCATGCCGCCATTGCCTTCAAGAGCTTTCAGCTCCATTAAGTCTTTTAGTTCCATGTGTTACTTTGTGTTTTGTTGTTGAAATTTTGTTCCGTATGCTGCGACAATGCCACAGCTCCGTGTTCTCATGTCCTCGCGAAGAACAGCACAAAGGTACAACAAACAAAACAGCTATCACAACGACTTAACACATTCACACTGCACATAAATGGCACTCCGTCTTGAAGTGCTTCAGAACCTTGTAAATCTTTCGTTCACACAAGCCATACTTCTGGCAAAGAGTGGCGACAATATAGGTCATCTTTTCACCGTCGTTTGCCATAACTTCATAGTCACTATACAACGGCAAATAACGATAATCATCTATGTGAATGCCGAAATTATGCAGCGTTTTCAGCATTTCACCGCTAAATTTTACTAAATCTACGACTTTCATAGTGCAAATTAAAATATTTATACGTATCTTTGCACCCGTCTCACTGATTTATGAACATTAAAAAGTCCGGCAACCAGCAATAAGGGCTATAATCCCTCGACGGCTGGATGCCTGACTTGTCGATAAATCAGTGAGACGTTTTATTGAAAGTTAATTGTCGGGGGATTTTTTATACCCCTACTTCTTGCTTCTTTCCCGTGGATAAGAATGTATCAAGGTCTATCTTTTTTCCAAACTTTTTCGCAAGACGTTCTTTGTTCTCCTTCCAACGCTGATAGTCGGATGCTGCTTCAGCTGCGGTTTTCTTAAACCCTTTCTGGCCAGGCTTGGAGTCATGCTTGTGCGACTTGAATAATGTCAATGGCTGGTCAACGTCTATCAAATCAATCTGTGCGGCTGTATGGCCCCAATAGTATTCGTACATCTGTACACGGACCAAACCAAAGAAAAAGTACCTCGGAATTACGAGCCACTGACGCTGCTTGCGGTCGCTGAAGGCTGACCCGTATTTTGTGCGAGAAGGATAGTTTCTACTTCCTTCGCTCTCATCCTCATCAGAGAATCCCTTGCCTCGGTCAGTGATGTGATAGTTCTGAAAAACTGAATCAGCGGAACTTTTTTTTTGCCAGATTCCAAGATTGGCTCAAGCTGAATGTTGTCGTACTGCTTCACATAGTAAAACCAACGCCACAATAACCAATAACGGAGCTTGATTTTCCAATAGCCGTCAAGGATAATGATAGCAGCGGCTTTGCACGCTATTTTTGAGTCTTCAAGAATGGAATCAAGAATATCGCTGCCGGTTGTCGTATTATCATCAAGATCTTTCTTGTGGAGTAGTAAACGAGAGAGTTTTTCTATCTGGCCATTCTTCAGCCAACGAATCTTGTATTTCTTATTGGTACGAAGGATGGTAACTTCTTCCGCATCATTATTAACTAATGAGAGGTAAACTGCTTGAGCATCAAAAGTAGGCTGCTCTTTTTTTTCTTCTTTCATAACATGATCGCTTTTAGTGTGTGGGGCGGTTTTCAAGAAACAAGAAAAGGACAGCGACTATAGCGACCGTTAGACCGCATATAGCCGCTGTCTTTATTATAGATCAGGTAAGCGATTCTTATTCACCACCACCACCTTCGACAACTGAAAGTGTACCCTCGAAGATACCCATTGCATCGGGTGAAGTGGCAGCGGAGGAAGCACCTGTCAGCGAAATACCAATAGGCTTGGCGGTGTCTGCACTGTCGAAGACGATGCTGGCAAGCAACTTCACCTTCTTGATGGCAAACAGCTTAGTACCCTCGTCGTTGACAACCGCAATGCCGACACTGAACGCCTTTTGCGTCTCGGAGAAGATAAAGCCACTGCTGGCCGTGAACTTGTAATCTCCTGCATCGCTGTCGGCAATAACACCTGCTGTCTTGCTGGAAACGGTGAAGCCGCAAGCGGTAAGCACTTCCTGACTCATCGTGGGAATGAACAGGTTAATCTCGGTGTCACCTGGAGTCATGCGACTTGCCCAGTCACCAACCATGCCGTGAATCTTGTAGTGGTCGATACTCGGCTGACCACCATTGTAGGTGAAACCGCCGTCCTGGGCGACGGGAACTTCATTGATGGTCTTACCAGTCGTGGCGAAGTTATCACCAAAGCCACCATTCACCAGAAACAAATGCGAAATGCCTACAAAGGCATCTGCCTGATAATTGCTGATATTCATAATTCTCGTTTTGTTTTGTGTTTTTTACTATGTATCTCAAATGATATTTCTGTGACATGAAAACCATTTTTGTCACTGCCGCGCATCATGGGGACCGGGTTCACTGAAGCATACTTGTCACCACTGATGGGAAACAGGGACATGACAGCATCCTCAAAAGACGAAGAGGCATGAACATTCAACGTGTTATTGCTCTTGCTCCTAACAAACAAAGAAAGAAGACCGCGAGTATTGAGCAGCAACTTGTGATTACCTGCCGCCACGTCACGAATGGCAGTCGGAAGGCTGACAACAACAAACTTGCTCATCGCAGATTGGTTGCTGATATTGTCAGGACGAGTTTCAAGAAAGATATACTTGCTGTCAACAACCGTCTTAACCTTATCAATAATATCGGTATATATATCTTCGCGTACTGCCATTGTTCTTTTCTTAATGTATTTGTGGGAGTTTCAACCATTGCACGCCAACACGCGACGCAAAATCATAGGTCCCAAGGATGCCAGTTGTGGCGCGATGACTCTCAACCCAATCCGCATACTCTACAGGGTAGGCTACTACAATATCGTAAAGATGATTCCCGTCAGGACGAAAGGAATGGAAGAAGTTCTTTGCGTCATCAACGCCATAGCGACCACTGACTTGAGGGCTGTCTGCCGGAGGTGTGTAGGAAGTGTTCTCTTCACCGCTGTAATCCTCCTTGAAGTAATAGCGTTTCTTGACAGGACGCTGACGCATCTTGATTCGTATTGCTTTCTTCAGATACATCGAAGCATACCAAGCATCCTGTGCAACGCTATTCTTGTATAAGCAAACAACGATTGAAGTAATAAGATTCCCTGTGAAGTCATGCGCGCCTGGGGCATTCTGACGGGAGCGGATAGCCTCTTGGCACAATTCTATGCAGAACTGGCGGCAATGCTTGCCAACCTCGTCGAAAATCTTTGCCCTGTATCCCGCAATGGCATCGCGGATAATCTGGTGGTTAGTTCCTGACATATTTCCAAAGAATATGAGTTCCTAAATTACTCGGTCGCTTGTCTATAACACGTCCATACTCCTTGTAACCAAATCGCTTTAACTCAATCTTATCACCCTCCATCGGGATAGTCTCTTCCGTCCACTCATCCTGTTTCAAAGGCAATGCGAGAGTCCTGTACGAAGAATTTACCTCTCCATTGTCCGATATAGTGTCACGGTTGTCACTCCGACATTCTCCATCATAGATTACGGTTGCACCTTTAGTTGTATTCTCAGCGGTGTCTCCGTTGAGTTCTACTGGATCGTCCGTCTCGTCTGCTAACGGGTCGTTGTCCAACACGTCGGCTTGGTCTTCCATTGGGCCGGTCGCTGCATAGCGAAGTATGCGGCAACGATGGGGAAAACGAGGGTTGTTGACCTTTGTCATAGCAATGCAGTGTGCGGCGAGGTTTGCCAGCGTTGGTTATTTAGGGTGTCTGCGGATTTTATGGAAACCAGAGCCTTTCATGCCCCATTTCGGAGCAAGAGACTCTATGCGAGCGTCCGTAATGCCCCACTTTGCAAGGAGGTCTCTGGAGAGTATCAGAAATTGCATCAACTGGGAACGAGACCATTGCTCACTACCCTCAGTGTGCTCCCAATCGCCATCCTTGTCTGTCACTTTCTGAGACATGATAGGATTGAACGCTATGCGAATCAAGAGGTATGCAAGGGCAAGGTCTTTCTGCTTTTCCGTTAATTCGGTTGCAGGAGTGCCAGCGTCAATGCCAGCGTCAATGAGAACACCTTTGACGGTACTCTCACTGACGTTTGCATTCGGGGAAAGCGTTTTCACGTATTCCTCGGCGGTGATGATCTGATTCTCTGTGTCGGCCATGGGTCAAGTCACATTAGAGTTTAACCCTCGTAGTCCTTCCATACGGTTGCAATACCGTAGTCGCGTACATTGTTGAACACGGGACCTGCGTAGAGTTCGCAGTCAACGACATTCAGAATGGGGTCTTCCTGCCATGAGCTGCGTACAACAATACGACCCTCAACGGGCGAGTAGCGGGTAGAGGGGTCAAGACCGCCCATCTTCATACGGTCGATGAGAATGCTGTTCATGCACTTCATTTCGAAGGGACGATATGCGCGACTGGCGGCAACCATGTTGTGAATGTCGAATGCGGGGGCATCGGCAACGGGCTTGCCGTCTTCCTCGTGACGCGACTTGAAGTCGATCTCCTGGAACGGCCATACCTTCATGTCGTTGTGCAACCAATCCAGAACGTCGGTGCGAACCACCTTCACCTGTGAGGGGTTGTAGTAGTTCTTGCTGGCCTTGAAAGCGGTCACTACGGAAGGATGCAGAACAATCTTATCCAGCAAGTCCTTTGACAGCTTCCAGTGGTCAACACCGAGGTTGAGGGTATCGGTGAGGTACTTCTGGAAAGTCAGAATGTCCTCTACGACATCGGCATTGGTGTTGGCAACCAACACGGGGGTACTTCCAGTTGTGTCCCAGATATACCACTCTTTACCACTTGCGGGTGCAAGGAAGTTCTCGTCGGGAATCTGGAACTTGAAGTCGTAACGAGCACCGTCAACGGCTACGTCGTGGATTTCGCCTGTTGACATGGCTTGCATAACCATGTAGGAGAGTTCGTTGTGAACACCACCAAGCATGGCATCGGAGTTGTAAATGAAGCTGTCGGTCAGAGCCTCGCCAAAGGTGACGTTGCGGAGCTTGGCGGCTTTACGCAACTCAATCATATCATCCTTGGTGATATTGAAGCCGTGACCTACCTGGGGCAGCGTACCACCGTAGAACTCCCAGCCCATTGTGCTGCGCTGCGGCTTGCCGGAATGCGTACCAAGCACGCTGGCACGTACCAAAATAGGGGTCTTCTTGATGCCCTGCTTCCATTCACGATCGTCGGTCGGCTCTCCCCACGAAGCAAACTGACGCCAGATAGCACGATTGTACTTGGCGTTCACGTTGTCGAGGATCAGACCGAAGTTCTCAGCGTCAACATACTGGTGCAGACCGCTGATACCATAAAGATTCATGTCTCTCATAATCTAATCTCCTTTCTTAGTTTACTTGCGGTTTGAGAAACGGAAATAGCACTCGTTGTCGCGCAATGCCTTCTTCAGACTGGAGGTGAGAGGGGGCATACGGCGCTCCAGAACGGGCTTCTCCATGCAGTTCCAGATGTAGTCGATGTCGATGGCATAAGCATCTGGGTCGAGTACGTTGTCGCAGTAGGTCAGGCCATTGGGAATGGCAACGATCTTCTTCACAGAAGAAGACTGCGCTTCTGCAAGAACGTCGCCCTGTGCAACGAAAGCTGTGCCAGAGGTTACGACCTTCTTGTAGTAGGTCTTCTGGTCATTGGGGGTCTCGTCAGTGGTTTGGGTTGTACCTGCGTTGTCCTCATACCAGCCCTCTGTCTTTGGGTTCTTGCCCGTAGTGTCTGTTACCTCGGTGTAAGAGACAGAGCCGCCCGTGGAAACGGCATCTACAGTAAGAATGTCATAGTCGGCATTGCTGCTGTTAATGGCAAGGACGGTGCTGAGATTGCTAACAGCCTGGGTCAAGTCTGTACCGACAACGAGTAACTTCATACCTACCTTGGCGATTGTTCCCGTCTCAAACTTCTCAATGGTGATCTTGTTTTCGCTTGCGTCAACACTCTTCACCTTGAAAGTGTAGATAGGAACGATGGTACGAGCCTGCTCGTCGGCATAGACAAGAGTACCTGCGGCCATGACGTTAGGAGCAACAGGCATCAGGGTGGGGTCGCACATGAAGCCACCGACGGCAATAGTAGGCTTGCCCTCGTAGCACTTGCGGACACCACCAAAGTTCTTGCTGAACTTAATGTAGTTGTTGATAGTTCCTTGTCTCATGTTACTTTGTGTTTGAATTGTTTGTGTTTCGTTTCAACCTTTGTCTTCTACGCCGTAATGGCGTTGCGGATTCTAAACAAAGGTCTTCTCTTGTTCGGTGGCATAGTTGGCGTTGTCCTGTGCCTCCTTCTGCAATCTGGCAATACGCTCCTTTACGAAGTCTGTGCCTCCACCGTTTCCTCCAGTGCCATCGCCACCGAAAGGTTTGCCGCCATCTGCGTAGTAACGCTTGTAGCGTTTTTCGTAGGCTGCAACGGCTGCCTGTTTCAGACCATCGAATGTGGGATTTTCGCCGTATTCGATATCATCTAAGGCATCGTCAATACAAGCCTCGTTGTTCGCCTTCAGTGCGATAAGATGCTTTTTAAGCTCGGACTTTACGCCGTTGAGCGTTGCGGCTTTCTCCCGCTCAATCTGTGACTTCATAAAGCTGGTCATGGTAGCAGTCATCTTGCCAAACTCACTTTCTGCGCCTGTCAGACCTTCCAGTGCCTTCTTCACTGCGTCCTGTACTTTCGTGTCAAGATCGTCGGTAGATGTACCACCGTTACCACCATTGCCACCACCATTCTCAGGGTGTTCCTTCTTGTAGTCTTCCAATGCCTTGGCTACTGCCGAATTGATACGACCCTCAACATCTTTCTCATGCTGGGTAGCGTACTCCTTGGCGTAGTCTGCCTTGAACTTCTCGGTGAATGCCTTTTCGTCGAAACGCTTCTGTCCGGCAAACTGAACCAGCGTGGCTACGGGCAGCTTCCACGTCTCTTCGGTAATCTTTGAATCGTCGGCAAACATTGGTAAAACACTTTCGGCAATACCGTCGAATGTTTTGTCACTAATGACCCTTGCGTTGTCTTCTCCAACCTTGGTCTTCAAGTTTTGAATGAGAATTTCTTTCTCCATGTTGTGTTTGTGTTTTAAGTTGCGATTGATAGCGTTTTTCGCTACCTTGTGTAAGGAATTTTCCGCAAAATTATAACTAAGCAATATTTGTAAGGACATTTATTTTTGGTAATCTTCTGTTTACCAAAGAAAAAATAAGTCATTACAATGTTTTACACATACCTTTGTGGCAAAAATGTAAATATTTTATGAGCGAACAGAACAGTTTTACAGGACTACACACAATTGATGGGAAACCCATCTATTCACACAGACATATTGAGCAATTGAGAGCAGGAGAAAGCGGGAAAAAGGAGTCTAACTTTTTCATTGCTCAAGAAGGAGCACAAGAGTTTGGACTGAGCTGTGTGGCTGACATTATCGTTTTTGGAGGGAATAGAGGTGGGGGAAAAGCAAACACTTATGCAACACCTGTTGCTACACCGTCTGGATTTAGGAAGATGGGCGATCTCGAAGTCGGAGATCTTATCTGTACGCCGTATAATGGGGTGCAGAAGGTTAGTAACATATTTGAGCAAGGGGAAAACACAGTTTACATCTTCCACTTTGACGATGGAACAAGCATAAACTGCATGGATAATCATAGGTTCTGGGCAAGGACAAATAACTCTGAGGACTTTCACGAAATGACTGCAAGGGAAATCATGGAAAACTATGCCATTGACAGACCATACCCGATTTCTCTGCGTAGAGGGAAAACGGACTTCGTTGAGATACCTCTTTGCGGAGAAGTTGAACTGAACGAGAAAAAGAAAGCTATTGACCTGCCATTGCACCCGTTCATTCTCGGATATATCAGTGGAACCGGATTCTGGCACTTCGATAAAATTGGTGTAGCCGTCGAAAGCGATTACTTCATGTGTAACAAGTTCAGAGCAATGGGGTACAAAGTCAGAACAAGCAGACGTGACGGAAATTGGTATCTGCGAGGACTGACGGATGAAAACAGAAGAAAGATTACTACCAGCCGTTCAAGACAACCTGCAAGGATTCCACCAGAATACAAAACGGCATCGGTAGCCGCAAGGTGGGAGTATCTTCGTGGTGTCATGTTCAAGAATGGGCGTTCAATGCACAAACACCCGTACCTCGCTCTTCCTAACAAACTTCTGATTGAAGATATTG